TTTATCACAAAGTATAATAAGCTACCAAACAGCAATGTACTTGACATTGAATTTAAAAGCAGCGACGAAGTATCACGATCGGACCGCAATGAAATTGCGCAATGTATTCAAAACATGGCAGATCATGAGCCGGCCGAAATTGATTGGTTAGTTGATAGTACCGAAAAATGGTGTAAGGACCGTGCTGTTCACTTAGCAGTTATGGAAGCTATCGCTATTATTGATGGCAAGAGCAAAGACAATGCAGAAGGAGCCATTCCTGAAATTTTGAATAAAGCGTTGAGTGTTACCTTTGATACCAACGTCGGTCACGATTACCTTGAAAATGCAGACCGTCGATTTGATTTCTATCATAAGACTGAAGACAAAATTGCGTTTGATCTTGACATGTTTAATCAGATTACCAATGGCGGTATACCACGCAAGACGCTAAATATTATTTTGGCTGGAACCGGGGTTGGAAAAAGTCTTGGCATGTGTCACCTTGCCGCTGCAGATTTATCTCAAGGTCGTAATGTGTTATACATTACAATGGAAATGGCCGAAGAACGTATCGCTGAACGTATTGATGCTAATCTATTTGACGTCCGTATTGATGAGTTGAAAAATCTTAGCTCTAGCGCATTTAGCGCAAAAGTAAAAAATGTAGCAGATCGAACCAAGGGTAAATTGGTTATCAAGGAATACCCTACTGCTAGTGCTCATGCTGGACATTTCCGTGCGCTGCTGCATGAATTAAAATTGAAGAAAAAGTTCACACCTGATGTAATCTATATTGACTATCTTAACATTTGTGCTAGTAGCCGTATTAAAGGTTTGAGTGGAGGTGTTAATACATACAGCCTTATCAAAGCTATTGCCGAGGAACTCCGTGGTCTGGCTGTGGAGTTCAATGTGCCAATCTGGAGTGCAACGCAGGTTACCCGTGGCGGTTATAATAGCAGTGATGTTGAACTCACAGATACATCTGAAAGTTTTGGTTTGCCAGCAACGGCCGACTTAATGATTGCATTTATCAGCACTGAAGAATTGGAAAAGATGAATCAACTTATGGTTAAACAACTTAAGAACCGTTATAATGACGCTAATGTCAATAAGCGATTTACTGTTGGTATTGATCGTAGTAAAATGAGACTGTATGATATTGCAGATCCCACAGCAAACATCATGAATGACGGCAATTCATCAAGCGCAGTTGCCGCAGCAGGTACACCATTTAGCCGAGGACAAAAGGATAGAGGAAAATCGTTTAATGACTTTAATGTATAAATAGACTTATATGTCTACTAAACTTAGCTTCAAAGGATACATCGCGGAAGCAATTTCAACTTCTTCCGCAGATAAGGCCTCTTTCCTAATTGGTAAATACCTTAAAAAGAAAACTGGATATACTTTCTTTCGTTATCCAGGAGTTGAGGAATTTAAAAATTCAAAAGGAAAAGGATTTGGACTAAGATTCTATACAAGTCGTAAGAATCTTAGTGTTCGTTTCAATTGGGTCAGCGCTACCAGCGTTGGCCTAATTTCGCTTGAAAGTATTGATTTCTGGAATGGAAAAATCGATGTACCATACCACATCGCATTTGATACATCAGTTTCACTTATCAAAACTCTACCTATTATTGCAGATATCATCAAGGATGGTAACCCTGACCTAGGATCAATTTATACACTGCCAGACGATGTACCTCTTAACGAGAGCGTATCTCTTTCGGCCATCGAGCTCAATGAAGCTAAGGGTGGATCTGATGTTGAGGAAATGGTCGATGGTATCCTTGATATGATTGCTATGCCAAACTTTGCAAAAGGTAAAGTTTATGGTGCTTACAAGAGTGCTGGTATGAAGATCTTTGACCAAATGGAAATGATGTACCCGGCTCTTATTGTTAAGAGCGGAACCAAATATTCATGGAGTGGTACACCTAAAGATTTACAAAAGATCAGAAAGGAAAAAGATAAAATTCTAGCTGCGGTTGGTAGTGTTTCTGGTAACATTTCAAAAGGATCTGCTTCTGAAACATATGCTCCATCAGGAAATATTGAAGAAATTGAAAACGGTCGCGAGCGTCTTACTTTTGAAAAACAACTTATCGACCTTGAACGCCTCTTAACACTAACTGTTAACGGTGCAGCAAATGCAATCTTCGTTTCTGGTAAAGGTGGCGTTGGTAAAACACATACTACGGAAAAGATTCTTGCAGGTCTTGGACTACGCGACGGCGATGGCTACTTCAAGAATACTGGTAGTGCAACTGCAGCTGGTCTATATTCATTGTTGTTCCGTTATAGAAATGATATTGTATTCTTTGACGATTCCGACGATGCTCTTGGAGATCAAGAATCACGCAACCTTCTTAAAGCCGCAACGGATACCAAAAAGATCCGTAAGCTGGTTTGGAACAAGATGGGTAAGAATGTTGTTGATCCGGATGATGCAACTGACGAAGAAATCCTTGATGCTGGACAAATTCCACGTTACTTTGATTTCACGGGACGAATCATTTTCATCTCTAACCTTAAACTTGATAAGTTGGATCCAGACGGCGCTCTACGCACACGTGCATTCATTATCGACATTGATCCAACTGATGTTGAAATCTATGACTTCATGGATAAGATCGTTGGTGATATTAAACTTGAAGATGGCTTGCTTCTTGACCTTGCTTCACGTAAACATGTTGTTGCATTGCTCCGTAAAGGTAAATCAAAGCAAAGTGCTAACTTGCGCAAACTATCGCGTGGACTAGCTATGGCTGCTGGTGCTCGAGCAGCTGGTGTTGATGTCGGTGACGACGATCTTGCTCGCATGATAGAATCATACGCGTAAGTCATGAAAAAGATTAGGGTATACGGCTGCTCGAACATCCCCGAAACGAAGAACACTCTTCGTCGAGCAGCTGTATATTTCCTTGACTTACTATTGCCACGCAAGCGAAAAATTGATGTTCGGATTAGCGTTGAAAATAAATTGATTGAAAAGGAATCTATGTTTGGTGGTTGCTATCACCTTTCAAGTAGTCCTTCACGTTATCATATTCGTTTAGATTCTGGTATGGATTTAAAAACTATGGTAACCACTCTTGCGCATGAGTTTGTTCATGTGCGACAATTTGACAGTGGAGAATTAGCATTTCGTCACAGTTGCAATCGTTGGCACGGTACATATTATCCTAGCGATGAATTCTTCTATGAAGATGAACCATGGGAAATTGAAGCTAGTTCGCTCGAGGATCTGTTAGCAGAGAATTTCTTTACACAATAAATAATAGCATATGGCTGACTTATCTAGTAAATCAACTGATGGTCGATTATCATTTATTAAATACGTCACTGATAATAAAAGGTATCAGGAAATTGACTATGAAATAGAAGCCGGAAAGTCATCCAGTGTATACACGAAAAAAGGAACTTCTCTAATTGAAGGTAAAAAACAATATAAGCCTGGAACTAAGTTTAAAATAACTAATCCAAAGCTAATTGAAATTAATGGGATCAAGTTAGCTGAAGTTAAGGTTGGCACAGAGAAAGGATATATTCCTATTTCTAAAATTAGAAAACCGACCGGAGGAAATGGTACGCAATATGAAGATGAAGTGGTTGATGCAATTAACAACTTTATCCTACAGGCAGGCGGTCCTATTAATATAAAACTTAAAGGGGATAGTAAAGTATACAAAAACATCTTGTATGCAATAAAAGTTGACAGCGATCTTAAGCGGAAAGGAGGCGTAAAGGGCGACCCAAAGGCTGATATTATTTTATGCGCTGATAAAAAGAATCCATTAGGTAAAGGATCTGTTTATGTTTCTCATAAAAAAGAAGGTGGGCCAGAAGCGTTCCAACAATATGGAGGATTATCTGAACAGGCAGGTGAAAAAATTAATCATCATAAGCTAGTTCAAAAATTTCTTGAAAAAGTCGCGGCCTTGATTGGTAAAGGCACGTCCTTAGCAAATCCAGTCATGGGTAATTTTAAAGATATAACATTGTCGAATATGTCTATATACGGCCCTGATTATGGAGGAGAATATTCTTTACAGCACGTGCAGCTTATAGGACAGGGTAAACCTATTCTAAAAAAAATGCAAGGTGGAAAAGTATTTGAATTAGACTTTACTAGTCATATGAGTTTATCAGGCGACCTTTCACATTTTAAAGGTGGTTATCTTCCAGTATTTGGTGCAACATTTAGAGCAGGTCGTGGTTTTAATTTTAAAGGTAAGCGATATGATGGAGCACGTGTTGCAATTTATCCATACAAGCTTATGGCCACCCGCGGTAACTTAATTGTCGTGGACTTATAAATATAGTATGAAGAGTTTTCGATCATTTTTAAGCGAAGGAGCAAACTTAGCACCTTCTGAATTATACAAGTATGACTGGCGACTTGAGTTGTTTATCGACAAACTTAAGAATGGATCAGATATGACTTTAGTTAACGGTGCAACTGTATCATTGCATTATGATGCTGAAGCGGAAAGTCGTCTACGCGCTAAGAAAGATCCTGGTAAGATTCAATTTCGTGGATATGATAATGCAACTTATACGCTTAAAGATTTTTCCAAGACTAAGGAATTTGGTGGAGGCGGTGGATCTGGTGCAGGTGCCGATGTTACTCAATTAACTGAAAGCGCGCAAGCTGTATATGCTGCAGCTAAATGGTTAGGTGCTAAAACATACAATACAGCAGAACTAACAAAAGGATATGCTCATTCGGATGTAGATGATAGTCTGGAAAGAATACTCAACGATCTTCCTGAAGAATGGAGAAAAAGTTGTATACTCGGTGCCGAAGAATTGTATAGTAAATTTCACGGCAAGGGGTATACATTTCATCGCGGTAGCGCATGGGTTGACCGACTGGAAAAAACATTCAAGAGTATCAATTCAAAAGAAAAGGCATTCTCGAATGTTAATAAGTGGAGTCCAGCTGACATCTATATGGTATCGCCAACTGGGAAAAATATTCACCTTGATAAAGCTCAAAGTATTGCTGAATTAAACAGCATGCTTACTGACGCATTGCGCAGCAAAGATATTATTGGTGTATCTCTGAAGCTACTTAAAAAGGAAGCTCACTTATCATATTATAACTTTGACTCTAAGAAAAAGATTATTGACTTTGACCACTTCACAACTGGTAACAAAGGATTCTTTAGCGGTAAGGATATCTATATGTACTTTACGCACGAAGGCAAAATTCAGTTTCGTACATTCCCTGAAACATTCCAAGGTGAAATCAAAGGAAAGAATGCTAACCAGGGCAAGCTGAGTTACGGCCCAATTCAAACTATATTGCGTAATCTAAAATTACCACAACTAATTGATGTTAAGAAATTGCGCAGTGGTTTACTAAAGAATGATTCGGTGTTATACAAAGAATTTTATTCAAACTATACACGCTACAGTAAAGACGCTGTAAAGTTAAGTTATATTGCCTTTGTTGAACAGTGCGTTGACAAAGGTATATCTTGGAGTTTTAGCAAGTTTCTTGGTTGTGAATTGATCGACATAATTTCAAAAAGTTCTCAGGAAGACGAATTTATTACGGCATGTATAAGTTATGCTAGTAGCAGTTCAGATTTAAGCGCACCATTTATCAAAATCGAATAATGAAATCATTTAAAGAATACATCGCCGAAGCTAGCGTCGAGGGCAAAAACTTACATATGATGCACGCAGAAGATGCAGTATTGTATGGTGGTGTTAAGGGTATACGTGATATTATAATATCGTTACGTAGCCTACGTGATATGCTATCTGGCAATTCTAAAGGAGAAGTTGATGTAACAATTAAATTTGACGGCGCGCCGGCAGTGTTTGCGGGAATTGATCCATCTGACGGCCAATTCTTTGTTGCTAAGAAAGGTATTTTCAATAAGAACCCTAAAGTATACAAGAGTGTGGAAGAAGTTCGTGCTGATACTAGCGGTGAACTGGCCGATAAGTTGAGCGTTGCATATACCGAATTAAAGAAACTTGGCATTAAGAATGTTATACAAGGTGACTTGATGTTTACCAAGGGTGACTTGAAAACCGAAAATATTGATGGTCAATCATATGTTGTATTTCAACCAAATACCATTGCATATGCTGTTCCATCTGACAGCGACTTGGCTAAAGTATTGAAGAAGGCAAATCTTGGCATCGTATTTCATACATCATACAATGGATCTAGCTTTGAAAATATGAAAGCTGGTTATGGTGTTGATATTAGCAAACTTAAAAAGGTATCCACTGTATGGTATCAAGATGCAACCATACATGATCTTTCAGGAAAGGCTACACTTACAGCAGATGATACGGCTGAAGTAAATGATGCACTGTCTGCAGCCGGTCGTATTTTCCAAAAGATCAGCAGTACTACTCTAAAGACTATTGAAGAAGATCCGCAATTTGCAACCACGCTTGAAACATATAATAATACATACGTCCGTAAAGGAGAAACTGTAACGGATACAAAAGCACATGTAGCTGGATTGATTGCATGGGCAACTAAAAAGTTTGATACGGATATTGCTGGTAAGAAAAGCGAAAAAGGTCAGGCCGATGCAACTGCTCGCAAAGATGCTTACATGTCATTCTTTAGCGCGGAAAATAAAGCAAATCTTGACTTGATGTATCAGTTACAAAATGCTATTGTTAAAGCCAAACTGATTATTATCCAAAAGCTAGACAGTCTTAAAAAGATAGATACCTTTGTAAAAACAACTGACGGGTTTAAAGTAACAAGTCAGGAAGGTTTTGTTGCAATTGACCATCTCAAAGGTGGTGCTGTTAAATTGGTAGACCGCATGACATTCTCTAAGAATAATTTCGATCCAAATGTGATCAAAGGCTGGCAGAAGTAAATATATGAATCCATTCAACACACAAGATGACTCGCTAGTCGACATAGCACGAGGCATACTCGAAGAACGTATTCCTGGTCTTGTTAATAAAGCCGAAGAAAGTGGTATTTCTTATGGTATACTAAAGCAGGTATATGATCGTGGTATGGGTGCATGGGAAACCAGCCATCGACCAGGAATAGGACAACATCAATGGGCATTTGCTCGTGTTAACAGTTTTATAAGCGGTGGTAAAACTCGTACTACCGCCGATGCTGACCTTTGGGCAAAACATTCAGATTGATATAAATAACCTCGATACTTTAACGATGGGATTTTGTGCATATGAAAAAAGATAAAAAAGAAATTTCCTTTAAGGACCTGATACCAGTTGATTATACAGACGGTTCATGGTCAGACGATGATCTGGGACAACTTGCATATGACTATTATAAGCGAGTTGTTGGTGTTGTGGGAGAAGACGCTGTAGCGGAATCCGTATATGACAATATGTCTAAGTATGAGCTCAACGCTGAACTACGTCGTCTAACTGCAGTCATTAAGAAAATCGAAAACAAAGACGATCATTCTGACGCTGAAAAGAAACTTCTTGATCGAGCAAAAGACAGTCGCAACAGTATAATGGCAATGCTCAAGGAAGAGGACATTGTGGATGATGACACGTCTGAACCTCTTGAAGAAGCATTAAATATGATACAACGCATGAAGCGTCGTGCGATTATGCGACGCAACAAATCAAAGATCCTTGCCGGCCGCCGTCGTGCGCAACGTCGCAGAGCTAGTGGAAGTGTATTACAACAGCGCGCCATGCGAGCTGCGCGAGCATCACTGGCTCGAAGAATGTTGCGCAAAGACAAAGGCGATGCTAGTTATTCTGAAAAGGTACGCGTTGAGAAAGCATTGGCTACACGCCAAGGATCTATTAGAAATCTTGCACGAAAGATGTTATCAAAGATTCGTCAAAAAGAACAAGAACGCTTTCATAAACACGCTACTCCACCAAAACCAATCAGTCACGTTTAATAAATTATCGACATGGTTGCTCTCAAATCATTTAGAACATTTACTGAACAGTCAACAAAAGAAATTGTCGTCACGTTTGGTAGATTTAATCCACCCACCACAGGACACGAGAAGCTGATTGATGCTGTAGCTAAAAATGGCAAAGGTAAAACTTTTCGCATTTACGCTTCACACAGCGAGGATTCAAAAAAGAATCCATTATCATATGAAGATAAGATACGATTTATGCGTAAGATGTTTCCTCAATATGGTCGTAATATCATACTTGACAATAGCATCAAGAATGTATTTAATGTTGCCAGCGCTGCGCATGATGATGGGTTTAGTAAATTAACACTTGTAGTCGGAAGCGATCGCGTTCCAGAATTTAAACGATTGCTGTCTAAATATGATGGCGTAAAAGGAGCACATGGTTATTACAAGTTTCGAGATGGCATAAATGTCGTTTCGGCTGGAGAACGCGATCCGGATGCAGATGATGTATCTGGCATGAGTGCTTCCAAAATGAGAGCTGCAGCAGCCGACAATGATCTTGAAACATTTGCAAAAGGTTTACCAAAATCATTTGGTGAAGTTAAAGAACTATTCAATGCAGTTCGCAAAGGAATGGGTTTAAAAGAAAGCTATAGTTTCCGCAAACATATTCAGTTGCAACCTATTTCAGAAACGCGCGAAAGATATATCAATGGTGAAATATACAATGTCGGAGATGATGTATATGATGTAACCGATAATACACGTTATATTGTATCTGAACGTCATTCTAATTATGTATCATGCGTGCTTGAAGGAAGCGATCACGTTAAGAAATTTTTCCTAAGCGGAATAACCAAAATACCCAACCAATAAATACCAATATGAAAAGTCTTTTTGATATCCTATCACAAATAACAACAACACCTGTCAAAAACATTCGTGAGGATGATCAGGCAGCGTCATCAAGTAGTAATACTATCATCCCACCATTTTCCGAAGATGACCGCGTAGGCGCAACTCTGCAGCGTTTGGATCAAATGGGTGAAATGATAGATGACTTGTATAATACAGTTTCACATCTCGATGAAATTGATAATGAAGTTTATCTTTCAGTGTCTTCCGCATATAATTCGGTTGACGATTTGTATGAAGATGTTGATAATAAGCACGACATCATTCCAGTTGACTTGGAAGGTGATGACTATGATATTGATGAGGAAGTTGAACTTGAAGAAGCATTCCGTCCTGGACACAGTTTCACACCGGCACCGATTGGCAAAGATACTTTTGCTGCAGCTGGTGTAATGAAACTATGGGGACTGAAAATGCGTGCCGGTAAGTGGGCAGATACTTTCATTGCTCTATATGACGATGGCAGTTTTTCTATAATTGATGATGGTAAGCAAACCAAGTATGATAGCGGTGAAGCAGTGCTTGCTGCAATTAAGAAAATGGCAAAAGAAGGCGTCGAGCTATTCGGCGACAGTCTTACTGAAGTTTTATCAAAGGATGCTCCTTCCTCAGAATGGATTGATGATTTTGTAAAGAGCGATGCACCGCAATTTAAAGGTAAGACCAAAAAGGAACGCATCAAGATGGCTCTAGGTGCTTACTATGCGGCTCAAAAGAATGAAGACGTCGAGCTCGATGAAAGCTTTGCGGATATTGCTCCAGTGGTCGTTGCACTGGCAACAAATCTAGGTATTCTTGCAGGAGGGCTGGGAGCACCAATGATAATGAAATATTTCAGGAAGGATTCTGATTTTGAAAAGGCTTCTAAAATCGTTGCAACTCTGGCTGATAAAGATTCGGAATTTAAAAGTTTAATGAAAAAAGTTTCCGATTTTGAATACAAAACTTCGCCTGAAGCAAAATCGGCTCGCAAAGAATTGTTGACGTATTTACGAAACAACGTGAACGATTCGACCTTTACTTCTTTGAAAGGTCACCTATATAAAGCCGCAAAAACTCAAAGCGCAATGAATGAACACGTTGAACTTACCGAATCTTTCCGCCCTGGATATAATATGATTCCTGCTCCAATTGGAGTTAATACCGTAAAGTCACCTGGTCTGCGTAAACTATGGGGAACCAAATCTGGATCAACATGGGATACTACCTTTGTAGGAATGTGGGATGATGGAGCAAAACCTTATGGTATTATTGATGCACAAGGTACAACAAAGTTTGCTAAACTATCTGACTTTGAAAAAGCAATCAAGAAGGTTGCAAAAATGGAAGACATGGATGAATCAACAAACCTTCCAAAAATAAAAGAACTTGTATCGCTTGCTCTAATTGATGAAAAAGATGTACCTGCTACAATTGCTGCATTGAAAGCGTCACAATCTGACAAGGTGTTGACTCCTGCACAAACCAAATTGTTAGGTAATCTTGCTGTAATGCTTGCTAATGTTATACTCGGTGATACCTCTGCACTATCAAGTGTCAAACGTGCTGCCAAGGAATAACTCTAATCCACCTTTACTCTCTCACTGAAGGCGATTCACTATCCCTTCGGGAACCTTCGGTCGATCTGATTTTTATTAGATTGGCCGTTTGTTTTTATTCAACTGTCGTAGAATGAACTCTTAATTATTATACCATACGGTTTGGATCTTGTAAATAAAAAAATGCATAATATAAATACAAATATGAATTTTAGTGGGAAAGCAGAAATTATTAAAAAGGTCCAAACCGCTTTGGGAATTACAGCAGATGGTGATGACGGCCCTAAAACATGGAACGCCATTTTGAGCAAGATATCTCCTACAGATATCTCTGTTCCCATTCCTCCAACACCAACCGCTGGTAGCGATGTCTTATCAGATAATACCATGAAACTAATCCTTGAACATGAAGTTGGGGGAGGTGAATCGTATTACAGCAAAGCACTTAAAAGACCAACATATCCAGGTGGCGCAAGCGGAGTTACCATTGGGATTGGATATGACCTTGGTTATAATACAGCAGAACAATTTGACATTGACTGGAAGTCACGTTTAAGTGCCGATGCTTACTCACGTCTTGCACAACACCTTGGCAAAAAGTCTGATGTTGCTCGTTCTGCAGTGTCGCTTGTCAAAGATATTGAAATCTCATGGGACAGTGCATATGCTGTTTTTAAAACCAATACCATACCTCGCTTTGTCAAAGAAACACTGCGTGCGTTTCCTGGCGCAGACGGTTTAGCACCAGATGCCTTTGGCGCACTCGTTTCAATTGTATTCAATCGTGGTGGATCTTTAAGCGGCAGTACACGATCTGAAATGTTGAATATCAGCAAAGCAATCAAAGGCGAAATCTCTGTTGGAAATCTTTACGATTACATTGCTGATCAAGTAATTGCCATGAAGAGACTATGGATTGGCAAAGGCTTGGATGGTCTATTACGCAGAAGAAACGAGGAAGCTGCTATGATTCGCAGTTGCAAATAATATGATACTTTCATTTAAAGAATACATATCCGAGGAAGCCGAATACGACGGCAAAAAGGTAAAGCTCAACGATCCTTTTCGATCATCTGATGGCAAGCATAAATTTTATGTCTATGTTCGCAATGACAAAGGCAATGTTATAAAGCTTGGCTTTGGTGATCCTAACATGGAAATCAAAAGAGACAGCCCAGCGCGCCTCAAAAGTTTTAGAGCAAGACATGGATGCGACACTGATCCTGGTCCAAAATGGAAAGCCAAATACTGGAGTTGCAAATTTTGGCAAAAAGGTAAGTCTGTATCCGAACTGTTATGACTGATGACATATTTTCTGAATTGAACGAGGATAACTTTATCCTATATGCAGCACGTAATTATAACAATCCATGCTGCACCGATGTAGATGAATTTTATACGGACGTAGCACGATTTAAGTATCTTAAAAAACTACTTAAGCGTTATGCAGAAAAAGGTCAATTGCAGGAAAGGCTGATACTCAATCATATCATCATTATCCATAATATGTTTACCATTGAGGCCGCATCACGTATGTGCTTTTATAAGATTCCAGAATCGTATTGGCCTGCTCTGAAAACATTTATGTTATACTTAAACTATATCTACGATGAAGATTTTATAAATATCCCGAGTGACATATACGTCGCATTGAAACTTAAAGAAATCTAATATGGGTCTACTTACACGAGCGAGCGATACAATTTACGCCTTTCGATTCCTGCGACTATTAACAACACCTTGGGAAAAGACTGGTGCATACAGAGCAGGACTGATTGACGGCGACGGTCGCGCAATTAAAAAACCTGAAACATCTGATGAGAAAAGTGTCTATAATTATTTTCATCGTCTGGTGTTCAATGTTAAGCGTTTGCTAAATAAAGTTCCTTTTGGTAAAACCACAATAGCAAGTTACTTAACTGCATTGTATCTAATCAAAGAACATACCGCCATGAGTAATAGAGCGCTGACATCAGTGTTAACTGAAACATTTGGCGATGACATATATGTTGATACTATTCTTGAAAGTTCATGGTATCAAACACAAAATGGAATGCTTCGCAGCGGTACATATCGTTTGATTAACTCTCTACCTTTACCAAAAACAGGAGAAGTATTAGCTCTGCGCAATACATATGTCACATTGAATGAAGATGCTGCGCCGATTGGTGATATTTTCGGAGTTCCTGTTTATGAAGCATTTCACACGAAAACCAACCAAACTATTTACGTAACTCAGTCTGACTTAACACAATGACCAACGAAGATACAACAACTGCTGATGTGGCAATGCCGCCTTCTGACTATCCAAAGACAGGTGCAACCTGGAGACTATTTAGTGTAAAACCTGAAGTCTTTCGCCGTTTTCAAACCGGCCGCAATAAATTTGAGCGCTGGTCTAAGTACTTGGATTTAACCGATGAAACACATAAAGAAATTTATGACTATGCTAAAAAGAATAAAGGTAAAAAGACTATTGTGTTGCAATGCAGCGACACCGGTGCGCTACGCAGCATTCGGAAACGTGCAGCAAATGAATAATGTTATTTACACGTAAGCATTTTTAATATATAGTAATACTAACCAAATGGGCTACATATGTGGCCCTTTTTTATACCCAAATCAAATGAACCGCAGTATATTCGAAGAACAAATTTCACGTAAGCCAAACTATTATCCATGGACAGAACAGTTCATTGAAGCTATGCACAATGGTTTTTGGACAGACAAAGAATTCACATTTAAGCCTGACCTTCAAGATTTTAAAATCGCTTTGAATGATCAAGAACGAGAAATCATAGTACGAGCGCTGTCAGCAATCGGTCAAATTGAAGTTGCTGTTAAAACATTTTGGGCAAAGCTTGGAGAAAATCTACCTCACCCATCGCTACAAGACCTTGGTTATGTTATGGCTAACACTGAAGTTATTCATAACAATGCATACGAGCGTCTATTAACAGTTCTTGATCTTGAAGATGTTTTTGAGGATAACCTAAAGCTGGAATGGATTCAAGGTCGTGTTAAGTATCTTAAGAAATATACTCATCGCTTCTATAAGGACAGCAAAAAGCAATACCTATATGCGCTTATCCTTTTCACTCTGTTTGTTGAGAATGTATCGCTATTCAGCCAATTTTATGTTATCAATTGGTTTGCTACATTCAAGAATGTTCTTAAGCATACTGATCAACAAGTTAAGTATACTCGCAATGAAGAAAACATTCATGCACTCGTTGGTATTAAAATCATTAGTGTTATTCGTGAAGAATTGCCAGAATTATTTGATGCTGATTTAGAAGAACGAATCATATCGGAGGCGCATGAAGCATTTAAAGCCGAGTCTCGAATTGTAGACTGGATGATTAATGGTATTAACGAAGAAGGTCTTAGTGCACCAGTTCTAAAAGAATTTATTAAAAGTCGAATCAATGAAAGCATGACACAAATTGGATTCCGTACGCCGTTTGAAATTGATAAAGAACTTTTAACATCAACTATCTGGTTTGATGAACAACTGCATGGTAATAACATGACTGACTTTTTCCATTCCAAGCCAGTTGAATATTCCAAGAAGAATCAAAGCTTCGACGCAGAAGAATTGTTTTGAGTATAAATCTAATCATGGAAACTAAAAATTGTTATTGGCTAAACAAGGATAGCCGAAAATTTCTTGAACGCGGTTATCTGCTTCAAGAAGAAACTGCTGAAGGTCGCATTCGTGATATTGCTCAGGCAGCTGAAGATATTCTCAGTATAGATGGATTTGCTGAGAAGTTTATTGAATATATGCGTCTTGGATATTATTCATTAGCCAGCCCGATCTGGGGTAACTTTGGACGTGAACGCGGGCTACCGATCAGTTGCTTTGGATCATATATTGATGATACACTTGAACATATCGCTGGATACAAGTTGGCTGAAGTATCAATGATGACCAAAGGTGGCGGTGGAACATCTGCTTACTTTGGCGCGTTGCGCGGACGTGGCGCAGCTATCAGTAGTGGCGGTGAATCCACTGGCAGTGTTCATTTCATGGAACTATATGATAAACTAATGTCAGTTGTTTCGCAAGGAAATGTTCGTCGTGGTAGCTTTGCGGCATACCTTCCAATTGACCATCCTGATATCGAAGAATTCCTTAAGATTCGCAATGAAGGCAATACCATTCAAGATATGAGCATTGGTGTTACCGTATCAGACCAATGGATGAAAGATATGATTGGTGGCGATGCGTCAAAGCGTAAGACCTGGGGTCAAGTAATTAAGAAACGCTTTGAGAGTGGTTATCCGTATATCTTCTTTAGTGATAATGCAAACAACGGTGCGCCTGATGTATATAAAGATCAGGACATGCGCATTCACGCAAGCAACCTTTGCACCGAAATCTTTCTGCCAACTACAAAAGACGAAAGTTTCGTATGTGACTTGAGTTCCATAAACCTTGAAAAATGGGACGAGCTTGTACAAACTGATGCCATTGAAACATTGGTATATTTCCTTGATGCCGTTATGGAAGAATTCATACGCAAGACTGAGGGTGTCCCTTTCATGGAAGCACCGCGTAAATTTGCAATTCGTCACCGTGCATTGGGAGTAGGTGTTCTCGGTTGGCATAGTTACCTTCAAAGCAAAATGATTGCATTTGAAAGCATGGATGCGCAATGGGCAAACCTTGACATTTGGAAAACTATCCGAAGTCGCGCTGATGCTGCTACTGAACAACTAGCTTTGCTATACGGCGAGCCTGAAGTATGCAAAGGATATACGCGTCGCAATACAACAACGCTAGCAGTTGCACCAACCACAAGTTCATCATTTATTCTTGGTCAAGTATCACCGAGTATTGAACCTTTAAACAGCAATTACTTTGTAAAGGACCTTGCCAAAGGGAAGTTCACTTATCGCAATCCATATTTGATTAAACTGCTTAAGGAAAAAGGACATGATGATATTGACACATGGAAAGATATTCTTGTTCATGGCGGTAGTGTTCAACACCTTGCTTTCCTAACACGTGAAGAAAAGAATGTATTTAAAACCTTTGGCGAAATTTCTCAAAAGGAAATTATAACTCAAGCTGTTCAACGTCAAACTTATATAGATCAAGGTCAAAGTCTTAACTTAATGATTAGTCCTAAAGCAAAACCCAAAGATGTAAATGAACTAATGATTTATGCATGGGAAAACGGTATCAAGAGTCTATATTATCAACGTAGTGCAAACCCTGCTCAAGAACTAGCAAGAAGCATCCTGGCATGCAGTACCTGTGAATCATAATGGTATGATAGAGAAAAAGAAATGCACCTGTTGTTCATATGTCTATGAGATATCATGGGACGATGAGTCTGACCATTATTATAATGAAGATCGTAATGATGAATGTGAATACGACGATAAAGAAGAACTATATCCAGAATATTGTCCGTTTTGTGGTGTTCATCGAGAATATGGTGGAGAAGACGATTCATATGACGACTTTGATGATAAATAAGTCATATGTGGTATTATAAAGATTCGCCTTTTACCAAAGAAGACGCGGCCGTAAAAATCGAAGAAGGTTATATCGGATTTGTTTATGAAATCGCCGATACTTCCACAGGTAAAAAGTATCTTGGTAAAAAGATGCTAGTGACTAAGAAAAAACTTGCGCCGCTTAAAGGCCAAAAGCGTAAACGGATCTTCATAGTTCAAAGCGACTGGGAAAAGTATTACGGCAGCAGCGAAACTGTAAAAGAAGCAGTGTCCGTTCGCAAAGAAGATTTTCAGCGCGAGATACTTGACTTCTGTAAAGCAAAGGGTGAACTGTCATACATTGAAGCAAAGTACCAATTTGAACGAGAAGTGTTGCTGCGTGACGATTACTATAACGGCATCATTAACTGCCGCATAAATCGGACACATGTAAAAAGTTTGTGGAAAAATTGATTTACATTTGGCGCAAATTTGTATAAAATATAATTCAATTCAACTGCAACATATTTAATACAATGCCAATCATCGTAGACTATTCGGGAATCGCTATAGCAAGTATCTTCTCACAGGTTAAAGCCGATAAGATCGAGGAACCATTCATTCGCCATCTTATTCTCAATACGCTGAGAATGTACAATGTTAAGTACCGTGCTAAATACGGGCAAATGATTTTGGCATGTGATGGTGGGTCATGGCGCAAATCTTACTATACTCAATATAAAGCAGGTCGCCGTAAAAATCGCGAAGAAAGCGCGCTTGACTGGAAAGAAATCTTTCGCATCATCAATGCAGTTCGCGATGAGATTGACGAGCATTTACCTTACGCCGTTGTGCGTGTCGATCATGCCGAAGCTGACGATGTCATTGCAACAATTGTTGGTACTACGCAAGAATTCGGTCAATACGAACCGATCATGATTGTCAGCGCTGACAAGGATTTCATTCAACTGCAAAAGTATGATAATGTTTCGCAGTTCAGCCCAATGACAAAGAAGCTGGTTACTGATAAGAACCCATCGCGCTATCTGTTTGAGCACGTGGTTCGTGGCGATAGCGGTGACGGCGTTCCCAATATCCTTAGTGGCGATAATACTTTTGTTGAAGGCGCACGTCAGACGCCTGTTACGGCAAAGAAAATTGAAGCATGGTATGAAGCATTTAAGAAAGGCGACATCAAGTCAGCTATGGACGATGTTACTTACCGCAACTATATTCGCAACCGAACTGTGATTGACCTGGATCATATCCCAACAGATCTTGCCGATGTTATACTAAAAACATATGCCGACCGCCCAAAGAAAGGTAACAGTAAAATTTTAAACTACCTTATTGCCAATCGTTGCAATATGCTGATTGGTAGCGCCGAAGAATTTTTTACCAAATAATATGAGAAGAACCAATATTAGAAAATTACCACATGAGGTATTTGACCTGCTTGAACATACAAAGAAAGTTGACGAGCGTGTTAAAATCCTTCAGGATAATGGCACTGGAGAAATCCAAACAATCCTACAAGGAGCATTTCATCCAAATGTCATTTTTGACCTGCCAGCTGGTGCGCCGGCATATAAAGCCGACGGTGGTCCTGCTGGCCAACAACAGACGCCGCTCCATAAGCATATTCCAAACTTACTTAAATGCGTTAGAGGAAAAGGTGGACTAGACGAGAATGATCGCTATACCAGACTGCGCCGTGAAAATATATTCTTGCGCCTTCTCGAAATTGCTCATGAAAAGGACGCTGAAATCCTAATTGCAATGAAAGATAAAAAACTGTCTAAGTTGTATCCTTCGCTCACGGCATCGTTGGTTCGTAAAGCATTTCCAACAATCCTTCCAGACAAATGACTTATACATATCGCTGTGATGCATGCGATCACCAATGGGAAGACAGACTTCCAATGTCAGACCGTGATGTTCCTACAACTCAACCATGCGGGCATTGTGATTGCGTTGATGGTGTAAAGCGAATCATTGACTTTGCTCCACGTATTAGTTATGACGGCGCTAAGACAGTCTTGCAACGCGCAGGTTCTGGCTGGAATGATGTTCTCGGCAAGATTAAGAAAGCTAACGGACGCGGAGCAAAGCATATAGAAACACGTTAATGGCATAAGACCATGGGTAAGAGTAAAAAGAATCGTGACAAAGATAAGCGGTCATATGCTTATTACGATGATCATTCTTCAAGTAAGAAGAATGCCAAAAAATCCAAAGATAAAACAAATCGCAATAAAGAATTTATTGATTGGGACACTATAGTATAGGATATATAGAATATGGGTCAAATTGTAATTCCGGGCAACACGAGTGAGGTATCTGATGGCTATCATACATTCGAGGAACTGTATGATCATCGCACTGCACTGTTTATATCATTCCTAAAGTCTAGACCAACCGTGAGTTGGATGAGCAAACGTCACTGCGATAATAGTCAATGGGAAGGCTGGTTTGTAGCTGGAACGACTTTGCCGACCGGTGATATTACATATCATCTTCGTGTTAAGTATTGGGACGCTATGGTTCGCTCAAACATAATTGTACTTGATGTTGCACCAAAGTGGGACCGCCATACCAGCAAAGATGTATTGGATAGATTACTTGAATATGTTGAAAAATACTAATCGCCGAGTCTTCGATCATTGTCCAGCGTCATTGGGATATGACAGTCTTGGTGATGCTAGTACTGCAGACCGTCGCATATATGTTACTCCAGACGGAAAGAAGTATCCTAGCATTACCACAGTGCTAGGTGCACGCGGTAAAGATGGTTTGACTGAATGGCGTAATGCCGTGGGTGAAGATGAAGCTAATCGCGTATGTCATCATGCGGCAACACGAGGCACTGCGATGCATAATATCGCTGAACGCTATATAAACAATGAAGAGGTCTATTTTGAAAAGAATACCATGCCTCATGTCAAATCGTTGTTTAATGCTATTCGACCAATCCTAGACGAGCACGTCGGGAATGTAATCTTACAAGAATGTCCACTTTATTCAGATCATCTGGGTGTAGCTGGTCGTGTCGACTTGGTTGCTTACTTTGATGGAAAGCTTTCCATTGTCGACTTTAAAACATCTAAGCGTGTCAAGGAAAGAGAAGACATTAAAAACTACTTTGCGCAGGCAACTGCATATGCAATAATGTTTGAGGAACGGACTGGTATACCCGTTCCTCAATTAGTCATTATCATGGCTATCGACGATAATCCAAACCCAAAGGTTTTCATTGAAAAACGAAACGACTGGGTTGGTGAACTCCGCGAAGCAATTAGCGAATATAACCAACACAATTATACATGCAATGAATAAACATATCAAAGATAACAAAGGACTACTTGATTTACTCAAAGGATCTCAAGGAGGCGAAGTATACACTACCGACTATGGTAGTGTCAAAGAATTTTACCTATCATCAGAAATAGGAGAAGCTGATGAGTATGTTTCATGGTTTCATGACATACGCAATAGTCGTTCGTCGGACATCATTAAGATTCATATTAATTGCCCAGGCGGCAACCTGTTTACTACCATTCAGTTCCTGCAAGCACTGGCTGACTGTGAAGCGCGAATTGTAGCAAGTGTTGAAGGTGCATGCATGAGTGCAGCTACGCTGATCTTCCTATGTGCCGATGAATTTCAAATCACCAATCACAGTATGTTCCTGTTTCATAATTACAGCAGTGCAACGGCTGGCAAAGGCGGCGAGATGTATCATGGAATGGTTCACGAAAGAAAATGGAGTGAAGCCTTGCTACGAGACATTTATGAAGACTTCCTTACCGAAGCCGAAATCAGTGATCTGATCAATGACAAGGATATTTGGATGGAAGCCGCAGAAGTGCTACTACGACTCGAAAAACGCGGAAAGACCGTAGAGAAGAAAACGAAAGCAGCTCGGAAAACAGCTGAAAAACACGCTGCTAATACTGAAACAGAGTAATTTCGCGATTTTCTTCCAAAAAGCGCAACTCGTTGGTTTTCAATGGTTGCGCTTTTTTTCATATTTTCAGCATTTTCTTGTTTACAAGTGCCGATTTTTAGTGTATAATAGTCTCGTAAGGAACGCCACCACCACAATATCATGACCCCTAAAGAATCAATCTCCAAATACAAACAAATCAAGTCTCAATTAGAAGCATTGGCTTTAGGTCAACCCATGTTGAATGTTGGAGATATCGTCATTTTAAAAAACGGAAAAGAACAGGTAATCACTAAACGCAATTTTGATGAAGTGCAGGGTGATAACGCTTTTTTTCGCTGGAATGCTTTTTTTCCTTTTCAAATTGAACATGCAGCAATGGAAGAAGGGATGCAGATTGTTGATATCAAACGCAAATAATTCTTGCCAAATCCTCTTCCATTCGCTACTCTTTCCCCGTCAACCAAATCAATACAATGTTCCTTAACTACTCCGCTGATTACGCTAAAAAGGTTGCGGCTAAGAAAGCTGCCGCCGCTGAAGCAAAAGCGGCGCGTGTCCGAGCTAGACGAGCTAAGATGGATGCCGCCGCTGCTCATGAGTTTATCCGTACTTTTCAACACTCCTAATCCACAAACCATGACTACTGTCAATTACCCATACCGAGCTGGTGCTTTTTCAGGCGCCTTAGGAGCGCTAGCATATGATCAGCAAGTTCACAAACTGCTTGATTATGATTGGGAAAAAATGAATGAATTTCGCCTAATCATTGATAAAATTGTCGCTGAAACTGAATCGCGCTGTAAAAATTACCAACAACCGTAACACACATATATGAATAACCGTACCGTACTTAAAGTCAAGAATGACGATGAAGGCTGGAATATCATCAAGCATCATCGCGTCACCGCTAAAGCATATAACCTTCGTGAACGCGCAAACGAACTGACAAT